ATTATTTGAAAAATATTGTAATAATGATAATAAATTAATATTTACTTGTGAAAATAAAATAAAATCAAAAATACTTGTTAATAAATTAAGACAATTTGGTAAAAATAATGTTTGGTTTTTAATTTAAATTAAATTATCTGAAAGTCTTGGTGATTTAGGAACATATTTACTTTTAGCAATTGGATTAGAAAAATAATTAATTAATTTATTTTACATAAATAAAATATATATATATATATTATAAAATGGGAGACACAAATAATATTATAGAATCATTAACAAATGTTCAAAATAATGTAGTAAATACAATTGAAAATATACAAGATAATATATTATTTACTTTAAATCAATTATCTGAACAGGTAACCCCAGACAGTATTTCAAATAAAATAACTTTTTTATTAAATCAAAAAGAAATTACAATTGAAAACCCAGATCCAGAAGAAAGACTCCTTTATTATTTAAGAGAAGATTTAAATTTATATGCAACTAAACCTAATTGTAATCAAGGATTTTGTGGAAATTGTATGGTTATGGTAACCGAAAAAACGAATGATGGTAAATATAATAATATAAATATTAATTCTTGTTTATTAAGAGTAGTAGATTGCAATGGGAAATCAATTACTACATTAGAGGGAATTAATCCAAAGGAGAACGACCTTAATGCTAAATTACATCCAATTCAAGAACATTTCTATGTTATAAACGCTTTACAATGTGGTTATTGTATTCCAGGGCAAATTATGACAATGTATTCTACTTTACAAGATTTAGAAAAATTACCAACATTTCACACTGTTGAAAATGTATTANCAGGAAATTTATGTAGATGCACTGGTTATCGTCCAATCATTGAAGCATATAAAACATTATTAATTGCCGTAGTAGAAGGTGATAATGGTGTAACAAAAGATACCGTAATTGGAAATGTTCATACTGATATATACGAAAAACAATACTCTGAATTAAAAGATAAATGGAATATAGGTAAATCGGGAGGACTACCTGTATATAATGTTAAATCATTTAATATTAATAATGAAAATAATGATTTAATTTCTAATTATCTTGATACATTTAAATTTGAAAGATCATCATATACTTCTAACAGTTTTGGTGGCTATAAATATCATGTTCCAACATCATTACAAGAATTAAATGAAATCGTTTCTAAAATAGGTCAAAAAGATAAAATTATATTTTTAGGAAGTAGAACATCATATGGTATACCGAATTACTCCGAATATACACATAAATATAATGAACAAATTTGCCTTGATAATATAACAGAATTTAATAATATTACTGTATCTTCGTCTGGTGATTATATTTTTGGTTCAAATGTTACTCAAAACACATTTCAAGAAACATTATTAAGTTCAAATGATTTAAAATATAATGAAATTGCGAATGCTATATATAATATAGCCTCATATTCAGTTAGAAATACAGCAAGTTGTGTAGCATCAAGCATTATGACAATTAAAAATGGATTTAGAGGTGATTGGGCAACTTTTCTTTCCGCGTCAAATTGTATATATGAATATACAATTTATACTGAAAAAGAAAATATAAATAAATCCGAATTATATGAACAATTAAAAATTGATATGAATTTATATGGAAATATTGTATTAGTTAAAAGTATTCATTTACCATCATTAAAAGATGGTGAAGATTTTAAAATATACAGAAGTGCAAAACGACCTGCACATGCTCAATCTTATTCAAATGTTTGTGTTTCAACTCTAAATGGTGTTTCTAATTTTGTTATTGGTGCTGTAAATAATGTTGGACTACAATATTTAGTATCAGATTCTTTAATAACTGCTTTAAATAATTGTGAATCATTAAATATAGAAGATGAATATGAATTATTAAATAAAGAAAGTAATATAGAAGATGTAAGAAATATAATTAAAGGATTTATAGTTAAGTATTATGGTAATTTAAATTATGATATTAAAAAATCAAAAATAACATGTATTGGTAATCAGACATACAATTCGGGTGACGTAAATAATACTGTTGATGATTATTCAATTTGGTCTCTTGATGATAAATCTCACAAACATAAAATGATTAAAAAAGGTGCTAAATTACAACAGATTAGTACAAGAGATCAGATTGGTGACTTTACAACAATTGGTACTGAATTTAATGAAGTTGGTAAATTAGGTCCAGCTACAAAAAAATCATATTTCAGAGTTCAAGGCGAAGCTTCATATGCGACTGAATTACCAATGGATAATTATAAATTAGAATATATTATATCTAATATAGCGAAAGGTAAAACAGATTTTAATTCAGCTCATAATCAAGCATTATTAACTAAAATTAGAAATAATGAAAATGTTCAGTGTATTATTGTAAATGATAAATGGTTTACGGAGAATATTGGTAATTATGGACCAGATGGAGAAGAACCAATTCGACATTTTGCATTGTCTGATACCATATCGGAAACTGTAAATTCTTTTAATAATTTTCAACCACTTTTTAATTCTTGGGGTCCATTAACGTTTTTTAGTGATACTGCAACTCCAAATTTGCTTAGATCAGCATTTGATAAGGATATTAGACAAAATGGAGATATAATTGGTTGTATATTAACAAATTCAGTTGAACTATCTAGAGAACTTGCAAAAACATTATCAGAACAATTAATTCATATATCGGAAGAACCAGATTTAGAACTACTTGACGAATTAGGTGAATTTAAACCGAATGATGTATTAAATGATTCTAATACACTTAATCGAGAATATTCTAGTCTATTTACAAAACAATTTGGACGATATACAGGAATAACAAAAGATACGCCAAATAATCCTGATTATGAAAAATATTTATCATCTGGAGATGAATGGTTGGGAGAAACATATAAAAATACATATAAAAGGAATGGACTAAATGAATCAACAGCTCTTGTTCCAAATTCTGAAAATGATAAAAAATGCCCTTTTTGGGCGTCCGGCGATCTTGTAGATACACTTGGTGGTGGATATAACTCAGGAACAGGTACTGGTCAAGTAATTACAGGAGAAGCAAATAAATGGATGGATTCTAATTATGATAAATGGTATAATACTACATGTGATTATTCGGGAACACTCAAAAGTAATTCACAATATGTCGCACCGATGGAAGGTATATCATTTACTGTCTTTGTTAAATCTTCAAATGTTGTAAAATTATATATAGGTTCACAAGATTCTTTATTTTTTAATTATTTAAGTCAATCATTTAAATATTTTAACCCAAAATATCAACTAAAAATGTTTGATGCTTCTGGAAACTATGTAAATCCAGAAAAAGAAGGATTTAAATTAGAAATAGAACAAATGGCTAGTGGTGGAAGTTTTGGATATAAATATTATTGGTCAACACTTTGTAGATTAGAATGTGCTGTATTAGCTTCTTTAGTTACTAATAAATCTATAAAATATATGGAATATTGGGAAAATTCAGAAAGTTTCTTTTTAGGCAGATATTTAATGTATAATTTATCTACTATGTCTGTTGATAAAGAAACTAATAAAATTTCACATTTAGCGAATGATACATATACTTTAGGGAATAAAAATAGTGCACTTGTTGGAACAGCTGCGTCTACTATATCTGACGTTTTAACTAATTGGCAAAAAATAGATAATTATGCTACTAGAAATACTATAGTTAATTTAAATATTGGACAAACTCAAGCACAAAGGGGGTATGGACAAACAGAAGGATGTGCATTATTACATTCTTTATATTCTAAAGGTTCTGCTTTACTTGGTATATCACATATGGAATTATTGTTAAATCATGTAACTTCTGTCGAAGATCGGTTAGCTGATACATCTTTCCCCGCGGGATTTGGTATAACCCCAATTGATTCAGGACGACTATATACATCTAATCCAGGATTTCCGTATACTGTTACAAATTTAAATGAAAATGTATGGAAAGAATTACAAATAGCTATTCTAAAAAATTTACAAAATAAAAGATTTCCAGATGATTATTCAACAAATTATACAGAATCTATATCTGATTTACAAAGTATTAAAAATAGTTATAAAAAATATTATAAAGATAATGTTGAAAATTTTAATAATTTACATAAATTTAAAAAACGTGGTATGTCATTAGTTCCATATGCTTATAAAATAGTTAATAATTTTAATAATAATATAACAACAAAATTATCTATTGATATGCATTCAAAACGTATTAATTATGACGTTTATTTAGTTGACCATGGTACTGGTTCATTCTTAAAAGGTGCTAGCGTCCTTGCGGATTGTTTAAAATTAGATATTGATATAATTAATTATATTTCAACAAATCAATCAGCAGCCGCGGGTTCGTTGGGACATGCAGGTTCTACTGGAGCAGGACAACAGGCAAGGTCATCATTAGACGCTGGTAATAAATTGTTAGCTAAAATTCTTGAAAGATTTCCACTTAATCCATTCTATGCAGGACTTGTTGATCCAGCACTAGCAGCACCGGCTAGAAATTATACAGTAACCTGTGCGAATAAACTAAATGGAGATACAGAATCCGCAACAGTCACGTTGAGTACTGGTGTTACTCTTAAAAATGGTGATACAATAGATCTTAAAACAATTTCTGGAAAAGATGTTATGGTATTATATAATGCGGCTTTCCCTAATAAATCTTTAAGATCAATGAATATATTAGGATTATATGATAATCCAGAAGCATTACATACGAATCCCGGAGACCTTACAACAAATCCTGGTCCTGATTTACATAGAGAAATTATAATTAGAACTCTTGAATCTGAATATTCGATCAGCAGTGCAGGTCCAGTTCAAGGATATTTTGTTTTTCAAATTGATTATTATTTAGATTTAGTTGATTCAAGTCGAGAAACATATATAACTGAAATAACAAAAACTCATATGATGAATAGATGGCCTATGATATGTACTTTTGTAGGAACGGCTATATTGGATAGTGACGCGGGGTCTGCTTCTCAGAATTTGATAGGACCCGGAGGAGTTAGTAATAGTATGGTCACCGCCGTTTTTTCAGCTGCTGGGGTATTACCCCCACAATTTTCTGGCGCCGGTTCTATGTTTTTTGGTCATTCAAATGGTGGTATCAAAAAATTACCCCTAGAACCAAATAATGAATGTGGTAAACCATCCAGAGTCTATGATGGTTCCGTTGTTAGTAATTGTTTTGGTTCTACTATTACAACATGCGATGTTGTTGGACGAACTCTTCAAGACCCACATTGGACAATTGATTATGGTTCATCCTTAACAGGCTTTGAAGTGACTAATGTTTATAATATGTGTATGGTATTATCAGAAATTGATGTATTAACAGGTGAGTGGAAAAATATACGAACAGAACTAATCGGAAATACTGACCGGTCAATAAATGGATTGAATGATATAAATCAGATGGAGGGAGGATTTCATATGGGTTCAGGATATGTAACTTCCGAAGATTCTTCTGAACTGTTAAAAAATGGTAAAGCATTAAGACAAGGACACTGGAATTATAAAATCCCAATTGCTCAAAATGCTCCTGAAATGTTTAATGCAGCATTATTAAATGTTGACAATGCTTATTTAGAAGGAACTCCATTTTTTAAGGGAGTCGCCGAAATATGTACACCAACATCTGCTGGTGCTATGGGGGCTTCTTTAAGAGATTGTATTAGAAATTTCAGACAAGATACATCAGTTCTTCTAACTGGTTCAAACTTAACAAACCCGTTTTCTTCAGACAGTGATACAACAGACAGAACTAGCTGTAGTTATATGGATGACCTATTTCAAGTATCTGTTGATAAAATTAAAAAACATACTTCAGTTCCAAATGATGTTATAGAATATCTTTTAAACAATTAAATTTATTACGTTGAACATAATTAATTAATTATATTAATTATAATTAATAATGGAATTAGTTGGTGTAAATAGTAATTATATAAATAAATATTTATTAGAAATAAATAATAATATTATTAAAATAAATTCGGATGTATTAAGTACAAATATTAAAAAAGTAAAAGATACAATCATAATTGATTCTAATTTTATTATAAAAGATAATAATGAATTTATTAAATATTTTATTATATTTAAAAATGGAATATTTAAAAATGGTATATTAAGTAATAAATCTTATGTTATACATGGTAGTAAAATAAATAAATCATATATAGAAAATAAAAGAGAATATTTATTATCATTAAATAATTTTAATATATATGAATTAAATTATTCTAAAATATTCATGGATAATAATTTATTTTATGAATTTTTATATGATATTAATATAAAAACAGATAATTTAGATTTTTTATTAAACATACCAAATTGTAACTCAAAAATCAAAATTAATCAATTTCATAAAAAATTACTTATAAATAAAAATAATTTAATTGATTCACAAAAAATTTTTATGTCTTATATTTTTACTAAATCATATAACATAAAAACATTAATAAATTCTCAAATTATTATTGAAAATGGACTAAATAATATAACAATAAATGAAATAACAAAAACAATAACAATTACTATAGATTATGATTTTTATAATGGAATAATATATTTAATTAATAATTTAGATAAAATAGAACAACTAATAACCAAATATTCAATTCAAGAACATAATATTGAAAATATTGAAAATAAATCAGAAAGTGGTTGTTCTAAAGGTTCCGAGTGTTGTCAAAATAAATCAGAAAATAAATCAGAAAGTAAATCAGAAAATAAATCAGAAAGTAGTTGTTCTAAAGGTTCCGAGTGTTGTCAAAATAAATCAAAAATTAAATCAGAAAGTGGTTGTTCTAAAGGTTCCGAGTGTTGTCAAAGTAAATCTGAAAGTAAATCTGAAAGTAAAACTAATAG